GAGCTCACCACCTTGTCCTACTCATAGTCGCACCAATTACTTTCTTAAAGGACGTGGCGTATTCCGCTATCCTGATATGACATTGTGGCAAGAGATAATCTTTCTCAAGCATTTCTTCCAAGGAAAGTTTTGTGTGGAGAATGTTATTTCCTATTATGACCCGATAATCCCGCCGCAAATCGCGGGAAGGCATTATATATGGACGAACTTTCCTGTACCTGATTTTGCGCTCCCGAAAGACACCGTGGGGCGTATGAATAGTCGTCCAAACCAAAGGGGACAGCAAAAAGCAAACAAAATTCCGCTAACGGAAAGGAACGCTGTTAATCCGCATCTCGGCAAACATATACTGGATTGGGCAATCACTCCATATCACCTGAATAGACAGCTATTCGCCCCCAAAACTAATTAAAAAGAGAAACTACTATGAAGAAATTGTCTTTGAGGGAGCGATCGTTGAGATATCTTGTGGGGCAAAAGTGTTGGATAAGTTCGGGCGATCTCCAGCGGCTAGTCATGCAGAACACCACTCACACGGCACGGAGCGCGGTACGCCGGCTAGAGGAACTATGCGAGGACAAACTGATTGACGTTGAATATCGAGCCAAGAATCATGCGTTCTACCGAGCGAAAGAAGGAGTGGAGGCTCCGAAGGAACACAACCCCAACTTCATACAAGGTGTGGGAGTATTGGTATGAAAGAGAAAGAGTCCGACATCCAAAAAGCAATCCTTGAATATCTTAAACTTAAAAGTCATTTCTGCTGGCGCAATAATTCAGGGGCCTTCAAGACCGAGCGCGGAGGGTTCTACCGGATGGGGACTCCAGGGGCTCCTGACATCTTCCTCGTAAAACGCCCCGTAGGCACTTTTGTGGGCATAGAGGTAAAAACCCTAAAGGGGGTTCTTTCCGAGCCACAGCGGGCATTTTCACGCGAATTAGAGGCACATGGTGGCATATATCTGGTAGCTAGGAGCGTAGATGACGTAATTGCAGCAGGTTTATGAGAAATCTTAGAAAGATGGAAGCTGAAACCATATTTCCCGATGACACTAAACATATTGAGGATGATTCGCGTCCTCACTTTATTGAGTTCCCGAAGGATTGGCGGAATCATGAGCGTCCGCATTTTGACTCCCTTGTTCCTTCACTGGAGAAGATGTGGAAGAAGAAGTCTTTTCTGAAACTGTTTCCTCGCAAGAAGCACAAAGGAAAGTCGAAGGGGCGCGTGGCCGGGGTTCCATTTGAAATACATAGGAGCAACGGTGACAAATATATCCCACTGGACGACGAGGCTTCATAGAAATATCTCCTTAAGCATATAGAAAATAAAACCTAGATAGATTATATAGAAAAGGAAAAGAACTTTCATTAGCCAATCGTCTTCATGTGGAGGGTCGTCGGATGCCATAAAAAAGGTGGGAGATTGCAATGCCGGTGAATCTCCCAAAGCCGGTCGTCTTCAACGGTTGAGTCCGTGAAGCCACTCGTGTTTCCGTGCAGAATCAGCCGTTAGCTTAGCCGTATGCAACTTCAAGCAACGCAGTGAGCAGTATTGAAAGTTTCTGAAGCCACGACGGGTCGTTTGTCGCACCATGCCGAATTTTTTACCGCACTCCGGTCGTTGGCACAGGTTTTGTCGCATGTGCGTCCTCCTTGTCGAACTGCGCGGCATGATGGTCGCACAGGAAGATGTCGTGAGCCCTGCCCCAGTCATCGCGGTTCGTCCGCTTGACATTGGCGGGTCGGTCGCAAAGGCAACACGTTTTCATATCGCAATCTCCTTCGTCTTGTAGAGCGTGTATTGAACGAGTGGGGGAATACGGACCCAGCCGAACTCTAGCTGGTATCCCACCACCATGATTTCCACCACATCGAACGCTCCTTGCGAGTTACGCACTTGAGAAACCTTCGCACCTCGGACAAACGCGGCGGCGAGTACACCGCAAGGATTTCCGCCGTTGTTAACCTTGGTGAGGGTTTCCGGGGTGGTAGTGAACTCATGCACGAATTGCTCAACTTGCGCCTGCGTATCGCATATGAGTCCGAAACCTGTCTCGACCTGTTGCGCTCCCGCTGGAAAGCACCAAAGGACGAGGAACAGGCACACCTTCAACAGGAACGCCATCGGTCTTCTCCTTTCAAGTTACACCGTTCGCCGTCCTTAAAGGTGCAAACGGGCTACAAAAATCAGCAAGTAAGTTTTGGATGTCCGTTCACATAAAAATTATATCACAAACGAAAAGGACTCCGTTGCGGAGTCCTTGTTCGTACCGTGCGTCGAGTTATTCGTTCGGTTTCTATGGTATGATACAAGAATGGTGAACCTTATTTGCCAAGTCTGCGGTAATGAGTATTCTCGTACCCCCTCGGCTGCCAAGAAAAGTAAACACTGTTCGATGCGATGTCACAATATCGTAGCGGGAAGAATCGGAGGTCGTGCAAAAAAGCCTGGTGTCAATCTAGGAATAAAACGTCCTCACCTCACGGAGAGGAATCTGACTAATAATCCAGGAAAGCGCGGAACCGAACACCCGTATTGGAAGGGAGACAGTGTTGGATATATAGCTATGCATAATTGGGCGCACAGAAACATTGGCCTAGAAGAAGATTGCCAGCTCTGTGGTTCCACTCGGATGTTAGAAATGTCGAATCGAAGCAGACAGTATAAACGTGAGCTAGATGATTGGTGGACTTTATGTAAGTCATGCCACTCGAAATACGATGCAGAGTTTCGGAGGAATGGTGGGATTTCAAGGAAGCTCCACCGATGGAAAGAAAACGGCCCCCAGTAAAGGGGGCCGTTTCTTACTCTTTCTCGTCAGGCTTAGGAGGATCAAACATAATGTGTTCGATTAGCCTAGTAAGTGTTCAAGAACACCCGTTGATGGCCTTGAACTGCACGATAGCGCTATTTGTCTGCGACCCCTTGTACCCGAAGCTAGCACCTGCCGCAAGTGCGGGGATACTCATACCTTCCGAGAGCAAGTAGCCTTGCAACTGAATGTTCGCTTGGTTGTAGGTATTATCCATCGTACCTATCAACTTCGCCGACAATGCCGTACACTTTGCGTTTACAGCCGGAGGCACAACGACAGGCGGTGCCGAGAGCTTCGCAATCAAGGCAGCAAGTTGCGCCAAGAGAACGTCCATCGTCGAGCTACCACCACTTGTTGCCGTCGAGCCTGAAGCAGTCACGCGGATAGTACCGAGCGATACAGGGCCGACGACGACGCCGTCAGCACCGTCTACCGAACGGTTTCCACCGAAGATACCTGCACACTGTACCGTTGCGTTGTAAGTGCCAGTGTTAGGACTGACCTTTACGTTGAACGGGACGTTGGTGTGCGTGCCGAACTGATACCCAAGAGAGGTGCCGACCGATGTGTCGGTAAACGCTTGTGTGTCAGCCTGAGTGCGAATCACCTCACATACCTCGCCTGACCCAACCTGAAGGGTGAACGTACCATTCACTGTCGAGCCACCCGTAGCGTCAATGGTGGTGTCACCATTTGAGAACAACGGGGTCGAGATCGTCGCAGCAGAAGCCATGACAGGAAGTGCGAGAGCGGCCGCTATCACAAAACCAATATATTTCTTAACCATAATTACTAATTAAATCCCTATTAAGTCCTGAGACTTCGACATACTCAGGCTTCGGCGCACCAAAACTTATGCGGAAAGATGCGCCGCTTGCCCGAACACGACTACCTTTTATGGAAATGATGCTTCGTCGAAAAGCACCTAGTCGCGTGGTTTGTTAATCGTATCATACCGTTCGGAGGATTCCCCTGATGTCGGGTTCAGATATGGGGATAGTACGGGTCCCGCATTGACACCGTTTATAGTTGCATTCCCACACGAGTAGCGAAGTAGGGCGGCGAATCTCACGTTTACCTTCGACGACAACTAAATCGGTGTCAACAGCTAAGACGTATGCGGCGTGATATGTCTTACCTATCTTCTCTAGGAGAACGTCACCCACCATCACTTCGTTGAGAGGGGTGTTGGGTTTCAGTGTCCATGCGTCGCCCCGTATATTCACACCTCGGAACTCTCGTAATGCGCGAACACACTCGCATTGAGGAGAAGCCGCAAATGTAGCGGCAGGAGCGACGAGCAGTACGGTGACTACTATCGCAACAAAAGGTTTAATAGGCGTAAGTGCATGTTTGAACTAGCTTGCTAGGCTAGGTTGAGACTTAATCATACATTCATAGACAATACATGCAACATGTGGACAAACTATCGGACATAATCTCCACCGCTTGTAAAGATGTTGGTGAATAGAAGAAAGCCTATATACAGGACGGTGAAGATTACTGTAATTGTGAGTAGTTTAGTCATAGAGCGGGCTACAACCCTCGGTTCTCCCATGCGAGGGTTGGATGTCCGCTTACGAGACTTTATTTATGAAGGCGAATGCTCCATAAAATTTCTTTGCCGACTCGTTATAAGCGAGAGCAGCATCTCTTTCTTCGTAAAAGAGACCGAGATGATGTCTTTTCCCATTTACGTCAATCGTGGCCCTCCACTTGTCATTGAGGCTCGACCAATGAACGCCTCTGTACCCACTGATATTATTCTTCTGGATTCCGCGGTTCTGTTTGTTTTGCGCTCCGGAGCAGAGTCGAATGTTTTCACGACGGTTATCTAACTTATCTCGATTTTTATGGTCTACCTCTACCCCTTTTGGGGCATCGAGGAGTAGACGATGCATTAAGATGGTTTTTCCCTTCCATACTCCGCGAGCAGCATAACCGTTAGAAGTAAAGGCCCATTTGTACCGACAAAGAGAGGGAAAGTCATCATCATCGACGACGGTTACTTTCCCTCGTGTTAGTTCGATTGTTTTCATTACTCGATTTTATCACATCCCTCTCGCTATCGTCCGATAAGAGACATGACACCTCCTACAACGAGACACAAGGCAATTGCGATTCCGAAGTAGGGAATGTTGACTGGTGTTAGCATCCCTACACCGAGAAGGATGAGACCGACGCAAATTGTGCGAAGTCCCATATTATTGTTTTATTCCCGCTAGATTCACGTCGCCGACACCATTCGGAGCCGCCTGTAATCTGGTGCGCTGCCACCAAATGTAAGCACCTGTAAAGACTGCGACGATAGTTTGGATGCTGTTAGTAAGATCATCAGTGCCGACTTGGACGTTAATGAGCGGCAAGAGCATGGACAATAAGTTCACGATAACTGCTACGATTGTTGTTGAGAATTGCATTTTAGATTTATTAGTTGGTAATGTAGTTGGTGATGTCGCGCCGACCAACGCAACAGGTTCGTAGAAGAAGATAGGCAACGCCCCTTTAGTCCGGTAGCGGGCAATCCATGAAGTGAGAGTGTAATAATCGTCCCAGAGTCCCGTGAGAGAGTTGTTGGAATAGATGACATCCTTCTCCCCCATTATACCAGTGTGACCTGTAATTTTACCATTCCCCATTCCTGTAGGGCTGATTATGATACATCCGGGAGAGTAAAGCTTCGTTTGCTTGTATTTAGTGTTCTTATCAAGGAATGACTTGAGGTTCGGAGTATAGGTAATGTTTCTAGGGAAGGTAGGGTCAACCGAGTTTACTACGGTACAAACCGCTTCGGCGCAACCGAAGTCTTTTGGTGCAAGTTTAAGAGGTCGTGCATCCTTTCCCAGAAAGGACTTCGCAGAGTTATGGAGTCGTTCTCTATTTGAGAGAACGGGTGGGACGGGGACTGAAGGGGGAGTGGTGGAGTATATGGCGAGGATTTTTTTTAGTAGGGCGATTATCTGCGTGAGGATGTTTTCTTGGGTTTGGGGGGCTGGAGGTGGGATAGGCTGGGAAGGAACCGCTCTCTTATCAACTGACCAACGCATTGCAAAATCAAAGTTAAAGTTAGCTTCTAGTTTCTTTAGGTAGGGTGCGTATGTGTCTCGAATATAGGGGTGATTCTCGATATCAATATACACCAATTCTACGAGGTGATTGTCATTCATTCCTTCGGGTTTGTAGTAGATGCCGTCTTTCTCGTACCATGCCGTTACGCTTACAGGACATGGAGAGAACTGGAGAGATTGCTTTAGTTTCTTGTATTTTGCCTCTACAGATTCCCACCTTTCGCAAACGATATCGTATCCTAAAATCTTTTTTCCTAGATACTCTTTTCCTTTTGCGCGTACTACCTCTTCAGCGACGCCCTTGAACGAGTGGAAATCAGCCCAGGATTGTATCGCATCTCCAAAAGGCATCAAGGAATCAGGGACAAGACCATGCTCTCTCATTGATTCCCCTCCCTTAAGTGGGTTGCCACCTTGTTGAGTGCCACCAGAGAGTAGCGCGTTGAAACGTGCGGAGTAGTTGTTGTCAGGCTCCTCCAGCCCTTCCTCCTCTATGGTTGCTATAGCGTGTTGCGAGGCTTCGACATAACACGCCGAGCTTTCGATTCCCCGTATGTTCTGGTCTTCTTCCGGGGGGAGATAGTCTCGCCAGTCGCCATCAGCGCGAAGAGGAGTTCCCTCTAACTGTCCTGAACCGAATTTGTAATCCTCTGGCTTGACTTCGGGATAGACAAAATTAGGCGAGATCTGAGTGACGATAAAGTCTTTCGGCTTTTCAGGCATACTAGTATTCTACCAATTAAATATGCTTTTTAACACAAGTATCGCTCCCCCAATCGCGGTAATCGTTGCGGCCAACCATAAGACAAGTTTACCACCCCTTTTTGCTGTTTCTAAGTCCCTTTGTCCACTTTCAAAAGCCAAGATGACGGGCATAATCCTCACCATGTCTTTATCATGTTTCTCGTTATGAAAGAGAATATCCCGTCGTATATCATCTATTTGGACGAGTCTCTCTTCGCGGTGAGTTTCTACGACCTCGTTTTGTTTTTGGAGTAATTCATTTATCACGTCTATCTTTCCATTGACCGTAATCCCGATAGTTTCGCTTATCTCCTTCCTCATCTTCTCCAGTCCTTTACCGTCACTGTGGAGTAAGAGTTGTTCTGCTACCACTTTAGCAGTTTCGAGAAGTTCCTGCGCTTTCTTTTCTGTTGGAGTTTCTGTCATATCTGCAACGACCCGCCCGTTATCGAGACGGAGCCGTTTGTGATGGAGAGGGTTTTCATATTTATTGCGGCCATAGGATGCGGCGGCCTCCTCCCGCATCAGCAACCGGAGTGTAAGAAATCAAGCACATGCCTTGTCCACCAAGACCTCCACTACCCTCTCCACCCCCGCCTCCGCCTCCATATCCCCCGTAACCTCCTATAAATGTGTCGTCACCACCTCCCCCACCACCGCTCCCGTCTAAATGAGTTGCACCTTGATTACCGCCTGCAATAGTACCTCCAGAACCACCTGGCCCACCGGAACCAGCGTCACCTGCACCTCCTGTTCCACCAGAAGAACCATCTCCGGCGGCACCAACTGAACCTGTACCGTCAGGCCCACCGGCTCCGCCACCGCCACCCCCAGTATCTCCACTATCAGTTCCATTACCACCTGCGCCACCAGCAGATTCAGCAGCACTTCCTACTGAACATGCTGTAGTTCCGCCTGCACCTCCCGTAATTGTCGCCGTAGCGGTGCCCCCACAAGCTATCGGACTATAGGTGGCTCCGTTGTAGATATAAGAAGCTTCGCCATTGGTTTCTTCGGCTGCGGCTGGCGCGACGTAGACAGTTAGGCTGTTCCCAGTAACGGTGATATTTGTAGTAGAGGCATACGCACCGCCACCACTTCCACCATTTCCCGTTGCGGCATCACCTGCACCACCACCACCTGCGCCCCAACAGGCAGCGCTGACACTCGTTACATTAGTTAAGGCAGGGGCGTTCCAAGTCGTAGTTCCTGTCGTCGTAATAATGTCTGTACAGAAAGTAAAATCGGGGCAAGGGGTTTTAATTGAAAGTGCAGAGTGAGCCCATTGTTCGTCTCCTGTCCAAGTCCAGCTTGTTGTCGTTGCTCCAGCGGATACAACTGGCCCCGCATAGCCAAATAAGGCATTCTCACCTACTAAAGAGATTTCAACACCCTCTGTGTGGAGGTCTCCAGCCGGAATTATATCGCTCGTGTTTACTTCATCGGTAAGCATGAAGTCGGCTATGAGAGAATTAGCCAGTTTTGTTGTAATACTTACGCTTGCAATCGCCGAAAAACCACTATTAGTTGCCGTGGCTTCAACAGGGAGCATTAAGTCAGCTCCCGAAAAGGAGGTTGCGATAGAAGTTCCGTCACCCGGCACGTTTGCGGATTGGGCTGTATCGTTAAATTGGCAAAAGACCGTATTCGCACCAGAAGTAGGACTGTGAAGAGAAAAAACGGTGATAGTAAAACCTCCAACATCATAATTGTTGTGCAATGTGTAAAACATATCCACCGAATTATATGTACAGTAATTGGTTTTCCGATCTTGAGCACCACTTCCATCCTGAAGAAGAGAAGCAACGACCAGAGTGCCGCTTGCCGGTGCTGTGTGACTATATGAAACGGTGTTTACGGCGGCGGCTGAAAGACTGGTCTGTGCGCTGAAAGCTACAGCAGCGTCCGCTGTTGGTGTCAGCGCTTCGAGAGTTGCCTGTGCAGCCGGTATTTTTATATTCCGTTCGCTTTTCGCGTAGAAGCCTTCGTCCAAATCTCCCGACGGGGTGTCGAAAAGGTAGGTGCTGTAGCCTCCCCATATCCTCCCCTCCATCGCGGGCATCGGGTATCCGGGAATGTCCCGACGCTTGAAATGCTCCTCGCAATCTATTCTCTTGCGTATCGTCTTTTCTCCCTTCATGCGAAATTCGTTGTAGCACGCCTCTCCGATGATATGCGCCTCCGTGAGCCCTTTGATGTCGTGCGACCTCTCCACTTCCGAGAATTGCGTCTCTGCGGCCGGGCCTTCGCGGACGTAGTAATTCTCCGGCACTTCGACCACAGGTACAGAAGCGGCTCCGAGAACAAGTATCGCTCCGACGATAGTTTTCTTGAATTTCATATTAGTCTGCCCACGCTCCCGTCCAGCAAATTGAAACGTAGGTCGGTGTACTGGCTACACTCGTGATGGCAAGGTCGAGTTCTTCCCCTGCGGCTACCTGTGTGTCACCGTTCAGTGACGTATCCTCGGCTTCTCCAGCTGCGGGAGCAAGGTCTACGCTGTCAACATCTGCGGGAGTACCATCATCCACCTGAAGCATGAAGGTAACCGTCTGGTCGCTCTCCGCCCATATTTCGGAAAGGTCGAAAGCATTTGCAGTTTTGTTTGCCCAGACACTCTTGAAGTCGTCATCTGCGGTCGGGTCTTCAAACCAGATGCATTTTGTGTCGGTGTAAAGTTCTACGTCGGCAAGCACATCATCCGTCGAAAGCGTGAGCGACCGCCCAGCAGTGAGTTGCGTGTTGGCGACGGGCAATGTGCCGGTGAAAGCGTCTGTATCGTCGAGGTTGAGTGCTCCCCATGCGTAGGTAGAAGCACCCGTAACCCTCAGAATCTGCCCTACAGTCGAAGAATTGGTGATACCTGTGATTGCGGACGTTCCATTGCCTTGTAGGAGCCCTGTGAGCGTTGCGGCTCCTGTGCCTCCTGAAGCGACGAGAAGCGGTGTCGTGAGTGTCAATGCTCCTGCGGTTGAAAAGGAACTTGTGGCAGATGCCCCAAAGTACGCGGGGCCATATGACGAGAAGATGGTGGTGGATGCTTGGGCAAACTTGGCGAGAGTAAAAGCATCCCAATCAAGCGTTGTTGCTCCGCTTCCTGTCCCGAATGTTATGACGTTCGCGCCACCATTATCGAGGTCGGTGGTGTAGGATTCGTCTGCGCCGTCGCCGAGGCCGAGCATGGTGAGGACACCATCAGCACCGAATAGCTTAACTCCCGCTGCCCCGAAGTTTCCACTCCCACCATCGCTACCATTAAAAATAAGTTCACCGTCAGAGCGTAGAGTGAGAGACACATTTCCTATAATATCCGCTTGGCCGCCCCAACTTATCACACCGCTATCTGCAAGAAAGAGGTCAGACCATCCGATGTTTGTGGCTCCAAGCGCGGCTCCGTCGTCTGCATCGGGACGTAGGAGTGTATTTACCCATGCCGTCCCTGTTGTGAAAAGAGATGTTGTGGCGTTATCAAACACGCTCGTCGAAGACGCGAACATTCCCCACGTGCCATTTCCCTTGAACCACTCGGGCGTAGTGGTGGATTGTTGGGGTGTCACACCGAAGTTGGTATCGGTAGTGGTGAACGGCCATGAGCCGCCGCCTGCTCCTGTTGCGTCTCCCCCATCACAGAGGTCGGCCGAACCGGTTATCTCGGCACAAGTGAGGGATGAGAAATTATCCGTTGCGGAAACATAGGAAAGAAGTTCACCATTGGCGAACGCGGTAGTGGTCGACAGGTCGCGACCGAGTAGAGAACCTACAAGATTGAGCTTAGAGTACGCGATAGCGGCCGTCGCACTTAGGTCGGCATTAACTATTTCCCCATCTTTAATGTCTGCACTGACGATGGTGCTATCTGCCAGAGATCCCTCGGTGACTTCTTCTTCAAGGTCGGCTGAAAGGGCTGTTCCGGCGTGGGTAGTGATTTCGGTGTCGTCAATGCAGTTCGTACAAACAAGGTCAACAACACGTAGTGCGCCTGAAACTAAATCTATCGTGGCGTCAGCTATGAAGTCAGTGATCCGGCTCCCTGCGAGATAAATTCCGTCGCTGATTGTGAGTCTTGTGGTAGATGCCTGCTCGAAAAGCGCAGTGGAGGACGCGAAAAGAGAGAACGGTGTCCCGTTAAGTTGCAAAGCGGTGGTAGTCGATTGTACGCCTTGACCATAGTAGGTTGCGGGAGTGAAAGGCCATGCACTACCTGCACCCGTTGCATCGTCGCCATCGCAGAGCGCAGCGGAGCCGGTTATCGACGCACACGTCGGGATTTTATCAAGACCGAGCGTCGATGATGCCGTTGCAACTCCCGTATTGTTCGTAACGAGCACGCCATTTGGTGCGCTCGACACGGTGAGGTTCGTCGTTGAGGCTGTGCCAAAGAATCCCGTACCTGAAACGGCTGTGGCAGTTGAGGAGGCGAAAGGGATTACCGAAAGTCCGGTGAACGTCGGAGATGCGTTGAAGACAAGAACGCCGGTGCCACCCGTTTCGTCGTCCATCAGAGCGGCGAGTTCGGAAGAGGCGTCTATTTCCGTTTCCAAAAGAATGTTCACGCTTCCCCATGCAGTCTGCACTTCGCTCTCCGTATCCCACTCCGTGTCGAGTGTTATACCCGAAGCAACGTCAGTAGTTGCGACGGTGGCGCAAGTAGCGGCTCCCGCGCCGTTTAGAGAGCGCACGAATTGGTTGGTACAAGATGCCCCTGCGTATTCGGCAAGAAGTCCGTCAGAGCCGAATAAGCCGAGTGCAGAGGTGATTGCTGTGGCAATGAAGTTTCCTGCCACCGTATGATTGGTAGAGGTTGCGTTCCCCGCGAACGTAGACGAGGCCGCGACTATTCCTGTGTTCCTGTAGTTGGTGGAGGTTCCTGCGGCAACTGCGGCGCTCCACGTTGTTGAATCAAATGGCCACGGTGCGCCGCTTCCCGTCGCGTCACTTCCATCGCATAGGTCGGCACTTCCCGTTATCTCCGCGCACGTCTTTCCCTCGAAGTCATCGGTAGCGGAAACGAAAGTGAGTATCTCGCCATTCGCAAAGCTGTTCGTCGTCGTAGAAAGGTGCTTGCCGAATACTTTTTCAAGTCCGAGAGTAGTTGTGATAGCAGTCGCACCGGAGCCAGAGACATCCCCTGAAAGCGTTATCGTCTGGTTACCTGTGAGATATGTAGCATCAAGTGTGCAAGCAGTCCCATTGCACGTCCAATCTCCGAAGTCGTACGAGCCGAGACCGGATACGTTAAGGTCGAGTGAAGAGGTCGCAAAATCAGCCCACGCCGTACCGTTCCATCCCAAAAGGTCGCCATAATTCTCGGTCATCGCGGCCACATCGCTCAAATTCTCTATGGAGTCGTTCGTCAGGTCATCATCCGCGAGCGCACCGTCGTTGTTCGTGAAGACGTTCGTTACGTCGGTCAAAAAGGTTTCAAGCTCGCTTTCGGTGTCTATCGTGGAAGAGGAGATTTTGGTTTTGAGGTCAGTCCAATCCAGGGAAAGGAGACAGCCGAACACCGAACCCGAAGCGGTGTCGCAGTCGAAATCATTTGATGTACGGGTCAGTCCGTCGCCAGCCGTGAGGCCGCTTTCGTAGGTCGTTGTATCCACCGAGAGCGTCCCGTCACTCGAAGTCTTTACGAATCCTGCCGAGGCAAGGTTGGCAAGCTTTGTTATCCATGCGCTTGTTGCGGTGAACAAAGTTGAGGTGGCGTTGCTGAATACATTGAGACCAGTCCACGTATTTCTATCCGAGAGCAGTGTCGAGGACGCGGTGCCATCACCTGCGGCAGTGATACCGAGTGACGATGTTGCAAGCCCTTCCCAATTAGAGCCATTCCAGTAGAGGACATTGCCCAATGTTGCCGCTGTTGAAGTGCCCGTACCACCGCTGTCGTAATCGAGTGTCCCCGTGAGATTCGGCAATGTGTCAACGACGAAATCGAACGTATTATCTGCGTCATCATACGTTACAGTGATGTCGGTTTCCGTGTTGCCAGAGACTCCCGCGCCAATAGTGTCAGAGATATATTCCGCGATGGTATCAGCCCCTATGAAGAGGTTAGTAATCCATGCGGTCGTTGAGGTGAAGAGTGTGGAGGTGGCGTTAGAAAAAACGTTGAGGCCAGTCCAGGTATTCCTGTCGCCGAGAAGAGTCGAGGAGGCCGTGCCGTCTGCCGCTCCCCCTACACATGTTCCACCTATCGCAAAACATCCACCTGTTAGATTGATTCCGCCCGTACTTGTAAACGTCGAGGTCGCTGTATGGAAATTGCCGACACCTTGCAAAGATAAGAGCGTACCGGGCGTACTCGTGCCAATACCGACGTTGCCTGCCGAAACAGTCGCAGTTGGAGTAGAACGGTCGGTAAGTCCTGTGGCCCAAATCAAGTTGGAGATGTTGAGCATATTGCTGTCAGTAGCGTTGGGCATCATCGTTTGTTCACCGATGAGGATATTGTTTGACGATGTAGCCATATCTTCACCGGCACGGTAGCCGAGAGCGATTGAGTCCGTGATACTGAAACCCTGGTCACCAAAACTTATTGCTGAGGGGCCAGAGAGAGCGTAATAGCCAACAGCAGTAGAATTATCCGGGTCTGCAAATGCTCCTGCGTGAGTGCCGACGAATGTATTACCAGTCGCCACATAGCCACTAAATTCAAGAGCGCCAATACCGATAGCCGTGTTAGCACTGGTTGTCGTTGCCGTAGCTAAAGACGTGGCACCAACAGCCGTGTTTTCAGAACCATAGAGCAATCCGCCCAACGCTGTATCGCCTATAGCGACATTGTTAAGGTCATCACTGCCATCGCCAATGAAATTATTGAAAGCAGCAGAACCAACAGCAGTATTTGCAGACGCAACAGCCATGTCATTACCCGCATCGTAGCCGACCATCGTATTGTTAGTACCAGTGTTGGTGAGGTTACCAGCTTGTTTGCCAAAATTGTAATTAAATAAGGTCGTTGAAGCGTTAATGATATTGGCTCCGTTATACTGGTAGGACTGGCCAGCAATTACATTGAGATTGCCCCAAATCGTTGCATTGAGAAAATGGCTCGTAGACGATGCTTGAAGTCCGGCCGTACTCCATATGGGAGTCGAGGTAGATTGCACAGCGACCCCGAAATTCGTGGTCGGAGTGAAGGGCCAAGCACCGCTTCCTGCTACCGAAGAAGTCGCCGCCCATATTGGCGTAGTCCCCGACCACATCAAGACCTGTCCGTTCGTTCCCGTGCCGTACAAAGTGGAAGTTGCAGGAAAAGATATGGTGTCCACTGAACGTGTAAGAGGATAGTTGAAAGTAAGGGGGTTTTCGTAGGTTCCGAAGTCGGTAATCTGGCTTTTTGTGAGGCGCAACGTGGAAGTAGCTTGGAACGTTTTGTCACCGCGCCAGTAATCATTTATTGTCCCTGCGGAGATTGCAGGTTCTTTCGCATTCCATGTTGAAGCGGACGTGATGCGTGCATCAGCAAGCGTTCCTGCCCATGCTGGCGTGAAGGAGAAAGCGCCATTGGTATTCGAGATGTTAAGCAAGATGTTCGTATCGGAGGACGTAGCAAATGTAAGTGCGCCTATCTGGGGTGTACCGTAGGTTTGAGCGACGGTTGTTGAAGCAAGGGGAGTTGAAATGACGCTGCCAGTTACAACGATTGGATATGTCCCAGTGTATGTCGTGCCAGTTGAAGTTGCAGCCCACACTGGTGTACTTCCAGACCACATGAGTACCTGTCCTGATGTCCCTGTTCCGTAGAGGGTTGAGGTCGCAGGAAATGAGAGCGTGCCGGTAGTCGTGATAGTTCCGCCCTGAATTGGATATGTCGTGGCGATAGAGGTGACAGTGCCGGTATTTGATGTATAGCCAGCCGAAGTATTCTCCGCCTCTGTCCATACATCGAACGCGCCCTCTGCTGCACCCGAAGCGTCCACACCCAAAATAGCATTGCCCGCCGATGCGTTCGCACCATTCGCGGCAAGTGCCGTCGCAGTCGAAGCATTTCCGACAACTCCTCCAGTGACTGTAAGCGAGCCGACTACGGTGGAAGATGCTTGTGAGAGAAATCCTGATGCGAATGTCTGTAAGGCGTTCCACGTTTGAGCGAGTGTCGTTTTAGGAATCGTTGTGGAAGCAGTGACCCAGTAATCGGCAGACGTGGTAGAAAATCCCGAACTCCTTGCCGCCTGTTGCGTCTCCCAATAGTCAGTCGAAGTCGTAGAAAAGAAAAAGCCTTTGTTGTACGTCCCTATCCAGTAATCAGACGAGGTGGTCGCCCAGCGTGCTTTGGTTATGTCCCAATAGTCGGCGGAGGTGGTGGAGAAGCCGGAGCCGCCTTCAGTCACTGTTAAAATACCCGTCGAGGTATCGAACGAAGCCCCAGAATATGAAACAGTTTTGAGAGGATTGCTTGAGCCACTACCGTACAGAATGCCGCTTGGAGAGGAAGTGCCAGTACCGCCTTGTGCTGTTATGAAAGTCGAAAGTCCGAATTGTGGTTGTTTTTCCTCAATGTAAAAAAGACCGCCCCATAGCATTGCTGCGGCAGCAAAAAGACCTACGAATAAATGACTAAACATAAACAATTCTAAAAGTCTGCCCAGAATAAGCAGATGGTATTGCCGTAGTGAACGTAATCGTTCTTCCTGCAATCGTATACTCCGAATCCATTATGACCATTCCGTTGATAGCAAAAGAAAGAACTGCGTTTATTGGTTTCGTAACCGTGTAAGAAAGATTCACGCCATCTATATCCCCCGTGGGAGTTTCTTTTTTCACGATGTTGCTCATGGCGGCGGCTACTCCCATTGAACTTGTGCCTCCACTCCCGAACCTTTGAGCGCGAATCTGGCGAAGCTCGTCGAGTATTTTTTGTAATCCCTCGATTGCCTCAATACGGAGCTTCTCTCCTTCGGGCAGTAGTTCGAGTCCATCCCGGATACGGTCTCCCAACTTCGGCAAATCCTGTTCAATCTCTTCAATTTTAGGGATTGAGATGCGAGCGAGTACATCCTGCAAGATTTTATCTTCGTCTGCGTCCTTTCCATCCTCACCATCTTCCCCATCCTTTAATTCACGAAGTCGTGCATCAATAAGTGAGAGTTTTTCGGCTAGAGAGGCATTGAGTTTCGTTTCAAGCATCGTTATCATTTGATGATGTTCTTTACCCATTGTTTTTTTTGCGGTCTCGTATTCTTCTCTGAAAGAAGACATCTCTTTCGTGTTATTCTCTTTGAGAGCGAGGAAAATCTTGATTACCTGCTCAAATGCCGCTACAAACTCCTTTTTCGTAAAGGAATCTTGCATTATTGAAGCCAACCGTTCTGCGAAGATGATTTTATCTTCTACAACTTTGAGTAATTTAGTATCTACAGTCATAGGTTGCTTTTTAGGGGGATTGGTATTAAGATTAAACCATTATTAGCTTTGCGGCTCCTATAGCCGACCTACTCGCAAAGCGGGTCGGTTGTAAGGGCAAGAAAAAATGAAAAAGCGAAAAGGAATGTTTGGAAAAAATAATCCTGCCTATAAGCATGGACTTGCGCAAAAACGCCCGAATAATATCTTTTTTACCCTCCGTGCTCGTTGTAAGAATCCTAACAACATTAGTTATTCCCGTTATGGAGCAAAAGGAGTTAAATGTCAGTGGAATACCTTTGACGAATTTTGGAGAGATATGAGTACTTCTTATCTCGCCCACGTCAACAAATATGGGGAGAAAAACACGCAGATAGATCGTATTAATCCAATAGGCGACTATAGTAGAGAGAATTGCAGATGGGTTTCGTTGAAGGAGCAAGCAAGGAATACTAGGAACATTCCTAGATTTACTTCTAGAGGAAAGACATTGACACTCGCGGAGTGGTCGGAGATTGTTTCCATCAAACCAGGCACCCTTTGGCATAGAATTGTAATAGCTAGATGGCCTATCGAGAAAGCACTGAAAACCTTGATTATGAAAAACCAATACAGATAATATGTTTATCTTCGTGCTATTCGTTCTATTCTGTGTCTCGATTCTCATATTTACTGTGATTGCCCTTCTTGTCGGTTCGATTCAGCATCGGGTGAGAGAATTTCGGAGAGGAGGTCAAGAATAACAGTCTGTTGTGCTGGTGCTAGTTGTTCGAGAACGGGGCCAGCTTTTGTAATTGCATTTATGACTTTAGCCGCTCCCATTTTGAATGGTACTGATTCGATGGCACGACGAGTTGCTACTCCTAGACCTGCCCCTAGGAGGGGCTGTGCTCCTAAAGAACCAAAGATTCCGCCAAGACCGCCACCTATAAAATCACCAAAACTCAGCACTTGATTTCCAGCTCGTTGAGCGACTTTATTAAGTAAAGCCTCTCGAAGTTTTATCTCATTCGCCAATTCACTAAAAAGTGCCCTTACCCCTTCGGGTGCTTTTGACTTTACAGTTTCACGCAGATTATTTGCAAACGAAAGCAGTACCTGTTTATCACTACTCAATTGCGATGAAAGAAACCCCCTATCACCCAATGTCCTGTCAAGAAGTTGCCGTAGTTTATTTGCCTCTGAAAGAGTCCAAGAGTTCTTTTGAAGAATCTGTTTGGATTGTGGAGCAAGCCTTTCAATAATGGCTCTGACTCCCGCCCTATCAAGTAATGCCCCCTCTGCTTCGGGAATTTTTACTACATCATCAAGAAAATTGTCGCGTCCAATCGCAACAACTTTCCCGCCTTGAGTAATAGCACTTGCAAGTTTCTCCTGTATTTGTTTTCCTAGAGTCTCTACCGAATCATCTGCGTTTCTGAGAAGTGTCTCGGCAGTCCCTATTGACTTCTTCTCAAGTAGATATTTATTCAACCCCTCTCCACCTTTCCTTATTTCCTCTATTACCACCTTTTTATTTCTTCCCAAAGCACTCTCTATAAACCTCGAAGGTAAATTATCAATTTGATCCCCGATAATCCTTAGGGTAGCACCAGCAAGTGGTATAGCGGCCCCGATAGCACCACCAGCGGCAGTACTCTTCGCTATTTCTTCTGCTGAACCACCCTCGGCGGCAGTAGCACCTCCAAATATAGAACCACCAAGTCCAATGTTTGTTAAAAGACGTTTTGCAAAAGAACCAATCCCTCCAACACCTTTAAATCCAGCCACATTCGCACCAAGTTGTACTCCTGCACCAATGCTTTCAGCCAGCGTAGTTTGAGGTAATTCTTTAGAAATAGCCACTTTTTCTTCAAGGGAAGTACGCGGGTCTAATCCCACTCCAATATTAGCAAGATTAGTACCCAAAGTTTCAACAACACCCCCAAAACCAAGTCCCTTCGATACTTTTGTTGCAGTATTAAGTACACCCTGGAAACTCAAACCTTCTGGTTTTTTTACAGCAGCCTCTCCCTGAACAAGAGGCGCTCCGAATGTTTCAAATTCAAATGCCATATTATTTATATTCAATCGAATAGCCTTGTGCCACGGCACTTTCAATGCCTTTTCTATTCATTGGCCCGATACGAACCTGACCTGTTTTAGGGTCTTTAACTGCTACCATTGTTTCCAAACCTGCCGAAGTAGCAAAAACGCCACGCACCTTTCTCAATTCTTTTTTAAAGTCATCGTCTGAAAGATTGACACCAAGTGCTGTTGAGGCTTGTGCCAAAATTCGACTTTCGTAGTCCGAGATTTGCCCAGAACCCTTAAGTCTTTGACGGTTTTCAAGCGAAAGTAGAGCAATTAATTGATTTATCTTATTTTTTGTTAACTGAACCGCAGAGCCAGGTATAAAGTTCCGTGGATCTAAAATGCTACTGCGTCCAACGGCGATTGAAAGGTTAGGGTCGGAGAGAATCTCGTTTGAGAGGGAATAATTATCAAGAATTTCTCCTAAATTCGTTTGTGAAATTGAGCCTTGCCCCGCCGCTTCACTTCTTATTTTTGCTATTTCAGCATGTGTCTTCTCAAGATTGGCGTATGTAAGTGCTGTTGAGGCTTTCAAGGCCGCTAAATCAGCTACTTGCGCTTCCACCTCAAGTGGATTCGTAAGATATGGCGATAGATAAGAAAGTGCCTCAAGTGGAGTTTCGGAACTCCTTGCCGCTTCTAAAACGCTCAACGGAGCTGGATTTGCTGAGTTAGAAGCAGCCTGTACTGTTAATTGAAGTTTCATTTTTGAATCTTCGCGTCTATCATTGATCACTCTCTCACGTTCTTTTAGAAGAATATTAAGTGCATCCGCACGTTTTTTATCTGTACGCTCAAGGGATTCACGATTCAATTCGTATTGTTGCTTCAATATCTCCAATTCTTGTTTCTTCGGGGCATATTCAGCCTCTATTGCTGATTCAATGGAACTCTCAGCCAGTTGAAGATTTCCCTGCAAAGTTTGCCCTATTGCGGCAAGTCCCAGAGATTTGATTGCGTTCTCACGGAGTCTTCCTGTTTGTATCGGTGCGACACCGGCCGCAGTAACTCCGCGTCCTGCGAATTCTTGCTGTATCTGAAGTGGAATTGCGAGTGCTTCCTTTTGTAAGCCTTGAAGTTGCCCGACGATGGCCTGTAAGTCAGTTCTCTGTTGTGTAACGCCTTGTTGTGCTTCCAGTTCCTGTTTCCTCTGCGTTTCACCCCCAAGTGAACGTGTTAGGTCAAGAATCTGGTTTTGGAAATCAAGTCCCTTTTGTTCTTCTGGCGCAGGCGTATTGAACGCGCCCAAAAGTCCCTCGATGCTCGCTGATGCAAGAGGGCTATAATCCCTTGTTGGTTGTGGCGGGGGGAGTGTCAATGATTCTGTAGGAGCAAGCTGTTCGGAAGTAATAGCTCCACTTGGAGAATAGGTCTGCACACGAGCATTGAATTGCTCTGTACTCTCGTCGGGCCTTCTGTAGAATTGAGTTGCCATATTTTATGTATCAATAAATCCTGGAAGGCGTAGCGCGGCGAGGATTGAGTTGATTTTAGCACGCGCAGTCCCGTCTGAATCGGAGAGACCACCTGCTACATCTGCAATGGCACTTGGTTGCACTACCGGAGTAGTACCCCATAGGCCGATTTTTTCACCAGTTGAACCACCTGAAAGACCTATCTTTGTACCCGTAGTTAGCCCTAACTGAACATTCCTACCGTCTAACATTTGTATATGTTTATGAAAGACATAGCGATCGGATGCGATAAGTTGCGATAAAAGCCCCTCTAGTCTTGCGATTCTTTGTTCGAGAGTCATACGCTATAAATATCCTTTCCAGTAATTTCTGCCAAAGCCTTAATGCCATTTATGACTGCACCACCTGTTGATGTGATTTGTAGCCGTAGTTCCTTGAATTCAGGTAGAGTTGCGCCGGAACTTTCAATGTTAATAGCAGAGTGAGAAATACTGTCATCCGTTGTGTGGGTGTAGATAGTAGTCCACGAACTATCAGCATCAGCCTTGTATTTTAGTGTAACACTTCCCGCAGTAGGCAATGGCTCATGTATAACGGTGACAGCTAATAACTTCTTCTTCGCAGATGCATCATCAAAATTAATAATAGTAGATTCCCATACCGAGCTAGCGGTAAAGTCCGTTGAGGTTTCACTCGTTTTTGATACTTGCTCGTTTGACGAGTTATCAGTATAAGCGACAAACATATAATCAATTCCTGACACAGTCTCAAAGTGAAAACTCTGTAACGAACTAACGTCAGTGTCGTTATTGGCGGTACGGTCGAAAGAGAACGCCATCTCACCATTAAGACTACGGCCAAAACTCCACACACCTTCATGTTGAGTTCCGTCGATAGTCAAGTTAGCTAGGAAATAGATACGACCATTCGCTTTCTGACTGTGGCGATTAATTATTGCAGTTGCAACTGCCGTAGACCTAATTTCGGCAATTTTTACAAAACCAGCAGCACCCTGATATTGCCGAGCAATGACTCTTTTGCCAAGATAGCCAATTGAAATCAGAGAACCCTCATATTCATGCAACGCCATTAGGATTTCAGGTCCGACCTCAATACTTTCAGTAAGGGTTGAAACAGTGCTGTCTCTATCCCAAAGGAAAACACGGGAATGAGGTCTACCTGCCGTCGCGGCCGCCGAACATCCAATGGCAAGAAAGTTTCCATACTCGCAGATAGAGGAACAAAGATAGTCAGCGGTTAGCGTCAATGCCGTCGTGTTCCAAGTTCCCGCGTTGTTTTTGGCAATGATATTATCATAAGGAATATAAAGTATATTGTCTTTGGAATGGACAATGCCCTGATTTATCGTTGTGAAAGACAACGCTTGGTGGTTGTCATCAAAGGCAGAGCCTGGAGTGTTCCTCCATATCGCGCCTGTCCCGCCTGAACCTCTCGCGCCAAATAAGTAAAGAGTTCCGCCATATTTATATGCCACAAAAAGATTGAAGTCAGGCGTAACTGTTGCAGTCGAAGAAGAACCTAATGTATTCCACGCACCGCCTGAAAAATCGCTCTTGGTATAAATCTGTACGCTTGTTGAATCGCCATCAATAACCCCATAGCCATATAGGAGGGAGTTCGCAAAAAGAAACCTTTGTATTTCTGTCGTCGGGGTCGTATTACCACTTTCACTTGAATTGTGGGGCCTTAACGAGGAAGGGTGCGAGAGAATGTCAAAATACTTTACGAGTTGAGCCTGATTGGGTTTTCCGGCGCGAATATCATTGGCAATCCCGCCATCAAACCTATTCTGTTTATAGATCAGGATTTTTCCCATATTAAGGTGTGAATTTCATAGTGAAGTTTTGCACTGTTAAGGTGTCGTCCGCGTCAGCCTGAAGTACGAGGACGAGTCCTTGTCCTGCTGCAAAGTTGACCGCAGAAGTTCCCTCAGCAGACACGGCCACAAAATCACTACTAGTAGTAATGATGTTTGCAAAGGCAGTCAAGATCGAAGTCTGAACGCTCGTTGAGTTCTCCGCAAACATATTGATATGAAGATGACCCGTGTGAGTGCCACCTGCGGCCGCAAGAGTTCCCGAAATGAGGGTGGTTCCAGCCGCTGTTTTTAAATAGAATGTCCCATTTTCGGGGTTAGTACCCGCAAGAGTAAAATTTGCCGTTACTTCCACAGTAGAACTCGCCGTTGCGATACCGGCAGGTATTCCTAAAGTCTTCGATGAAGTGGCAAAACCATTATTAGCCGTGATGTTAGTTGTATCTGCATAAACGTACTGTTGTTGTTGATAGTCTGTTCCTGCGACAGCAGCTTGCGTCAACCCCACACTAGAGGTTTTTAGAAGTGAGGATGTTATTCCAGTAAACGTCAGATTAGTAGTCGAAGCAGTCGTTGCAAAAAGTGTTGAAAAGATATGATGTGCTGTCCATGTGTAGGGGATGCCCTGGTCAATACTAGAGGTTTGCCACGAAGGAGCGGTCGCATTGCCATTAGAAGTAAGGAATTGTCCCGATGTCCCAAACCCGTTGGCTGTCTTTAAGCCACTCGAACCATTACCGAGCATAACTAAATTAGATGTAGGTGATGTAGTTCCAGTACCACCTTTTGCAACCGCGATAGCGTCAGCGCTCCACGTTCCTGTCGTAATCGTTCCCACGGCGACAAGATTAAGCAGGGTAGCCAGATTGGGGAGTGTAGTGGTCGAGACTTCTATCTTATCGTTATTGAGTGCTGTTTGGTTTGCATTATAGACAGTGGGAAAGTCTGCAAGATTATCCGTGGAGGAAATGTTAGTGAGCGTCGATCCGAAACTAGCGTCAGTGAAATACTGCCGTATCGAGAAAAGACTTGCAGGAAGATTCACAAAAGCAACGAAAAGAAACACGCAAACCACTATTGAAATTGAGATATTCTTAATCATGTTTTTGATTCGTTAGTAATAGAAAGATTGTTTTTACTGTCCTTTTTTATGAACGTGCCGGGCTGTCCCCACGTCCCGCCATCAGCCCATGTTCTCGTAGCATCAGTGTTCCATTTGCCGCCACTCGGCTTGCTCTCATTCGTAATTGAAAGAGAATTCTTTGCGTCATTTGATACTGAGAGACTCATATAAATCGTATATTTGGTCCGCCACCACCAACTCCAAAATCAATCCTTTTCGGAGTCATAATCTTGCGCTTTGACTTCTCCCTGTGAGCGAAATGCTTTAGAAGCGTCACCTTCATTTCATCCACCTTTTTCTCGTAGAGAGGCACTCTATCCTTGTGATACTTCATGCAATATGGAATCGCCGCCATGAAAGCTAGCATTACATGATGAGTAGAGGGGAGTCCGGGTTCTTGCGTGGTATCTGCGGCTGTAAACAGGTCAATAGTACGCTTGAACCAAATGCGGAGTCCACTCGCCAAAGTTATGTAGGTTGATGTTGGAGCAGGGTAGAGAAGCAGGGAATCGCCGAGCTGGTCATAGAATTCTGTAAAGCCTGTTTTGGGATTCCCGCTCGTAAGGCCGAAATACTCATCGGAAGAAAGCATGCCCAACTCATCCTTATCAAGCGGCTTCAATTTGACCCAATTTCCATTCACGTCCTTAATCTCTATCATAGTTATTTGGAGGTACTCGGACGCAAAAGAATACGATTGCTGTCCTTCCACAAGCGTTCCAGTTCCCCTCGGTAAGTCGGTGTGATTGGTGTCGTCCCATTCCCACGTTCCGTCATTATTTATGATGACTCCGACAAGTTCTTCGAGTGAAGCATTAACGCGCCGCGCCGCTTCTGCGAGAGGATATGAAGTGATGTCAGCATCGCAAAGACTCCACAATTCGTGGACGAGTGATTTATATTGGTCTGTGACATTATAGAAATTCATATTTTATGGGTTCTTCCCATATCCTTGCCCCGATTTTTAGTATCGAAGCAAAGGATGAGAACAACTACGCGACATTCACGTCAAAAACGATTCCGGCGTGAGCCGTGGGCGTCAAATGACCGATGTCAACGCGAGAGTAGTACGCCGTTCCTGAGAAGAACGTGTTTGAATCTCCTGCTGGGAATGGAATCGTGAACGCACGACCATACAAGTTCTTGAGAATACCCAAGCGCTGTATTTTCTTCACGCCTGCGAAGACGTGATTTGCCGTGTGGTCGTTCGACCAGTAATGGTCGGCTCCCATGTAGCGGAGTCCTTCAACCGTTCCCTCTTTGAGAGCGGTGTCAGCGGTCGCAAAGCCATTAGCTTGTACGAACGCCTCCAAGTACTCGAAGTCTGCTGCACGCCATACGAATCCGACACCCTTCTGGTTCATCATCGACTGGCCGTTCCCTTCACGAATCTCGCGCTTCACACCACGAATGATGTCATCGATGTTGGAAGCGGAAACTGTGATGTTTCCAGCACTCCCACCGATTGAAGCGTTGTCGAAGTCCGTCCATGTGGTGTGTTGCCCGAGGACGTTAGACTCGATGAATTCGTTTAAGAGACTACCAATACGGTCGAAGAGCATCGCCCCCGTTGTCCACGGAGACTGTGCCGCATCGCCAAGGTCTTGAATAAGACCGAGGTCACGACCGGTGCTGATAGTAAGCGTTTCCGCTGTTTCAGCGTAGGTTTGTGCAGCGTGTCCCGTACCACGAGAGACCGTCTGAATAGACGGAGTAGTGGACATGTACGAAGAAGAAATGACACGAGTGTTGGTCATCTCTATCGCACACATTTCCTTCCACGTCTGTGGATGGTCTAGGCGAGCCTGTAGAGCGTCGTCGTAAATTGTTGCATATGTTTCAGTGTTAGCTACTGACATATTTGGTTAAGTCTTAGCTTTCTAAGACCAGACGCCCTATGTCTATCCGACCTATTCGTTGTAGAACTTGATGCCCGTGTTCGTTGCCGCTTCGGTCATTTCGCGGATGATCTTCCTGCGAAGTTTGGTGTCAGGAACATCTGTCGGAGTTGGTGGAGTGCCTTTGGCCTTCCAAAACTCCGGAGTGTTCTTCGCCTCAGAGGTACCGGAGCCTCCACGAACATTCGAGGTGGCTACGGTATTGGATTTGGTGTCGCGCATACGCTTCAATTTCACTTGGAAATCTTCATCGTCTACGATCTTATCCACATCCATTCCCCATTTCTTAGCGGTCGAAAGAGCAAATTCTACTTCGTCTTCAGCGGTAATCCCCGACATTCGGAGATACCCTTTCTGTAATAGACCTACGTCGCCTGATTTGGTTTCGTTAGGAGTTTCTTTTGGCTTTGAAAGTTCCTCAATTTTCTTTTGAGCATCTTTCAAGTCTCTTTTTAGAGAACCAGTGGTTGCTTTAAGGCCAACGAGTTCCTCATATTCGGCTTTCGCCAATTCGATTTTCTCTATGGTCGCAGCACCCCCATCTCCTGCACCTTTTTCCGTCGGTGCCTCGGTTTGATTTGTATCAGAACTCATAACTGTTTTTTTGTTCTCTTTATTTGTACGATAAGAATAAACGTGTTCCACTTTTGGTAAGGTGTGATAACCGTAAACTTACATCGCCTGAAGTCTTGCGTAGCAAGAACCAGTCGGCGCAAAACCACTTCCAACAGTAGTTCCTGAAGAGGTTGAGAGCTTCAAGTTGATGTATTGATTCGGAGCAAACATCGTACTTGTTGCACTAACCCAAGCATTCCCTGCACTAGCCCCAACTGAGACAAATCCCAAGTTGGTGGTAGTTGCATCATACGTTGAAGCCGTTGCAAGCTGAAAACCTGTCGCATATGAAGCGGCAGTAAACAACCTACAGACCACTTCTCCAGTTGTAGTCGCAGCGGGCGTCTGTATCGAAGAGAGCGTCGAAGTCGCTGTCCGAAATTTCTGTGCAAGATAATGCGTTGCGACACCATTCACCTCTAACGGGCTGCTCAGAACGGGAACCGCTGCAAACGCCTGCTCGATGACTGGTTGTAGTTCTCTCACCACCTCACGGGTAACTGTATCAGTCGATCCGTTGAAACTACCTCCAATCCACCCTGCGGCAATCGCCAAGACTGCTATACCAACTCCTACTAACACCTTATTCTGTTGCATACTCAATTTTTAGATTTGCTTTTAATCCTCCGACCTTTACCTTGTTTTTCCTTCTCATCTTCTTTTTCTTTCTTCTCAACTTCGCCATCCGCTTGAGCTAGGAGCTTGTCTTTAAGACTCGGCATCCTAGCATCATTGAGTGTGGACATAATTTATTTTCTAACCTGATAAAGTTTCCCTAATAAGAACGACCGCCCTTGTGAGGCGGTCGGTTCGCTACCTGATAGAACTGGAGAGAACTATCAGGGCGCGAATTCACCGCCCCGAAAAGGGATTCTCCAGTTTTTTATTTAGTTTTCAATGAACTACCTCCACATTACCGTCGAAGTCGGCCCAATCCCTGACGCTCTTACCATTAAGAGTCCGTCGGAGAATTCGGCATCGAACGTGTATGTACCCGCCGCCACGCTAGCGGCAATATCAGCAATAACTATCGTTGAGGTTGCCCGGCTCGTAGTACGCTTGGTAATATCCGTCGTTGTGGCGTCGTAGAAGATGATATTACCCGTGTTAGCTCCCGTGATAGTGACTTGAGCCAAGGCTCCTTGTCCTGTCTTAAGAAGTTCAATCCCATCGAACGTGCCTGTAACAGCAGCCATCGTTGTGGTGGCCTGATAATCGTTTCCCTGAAGGGAACTCGCGTAAATGGGCTGTGTTGAGATTCCGATCCAAATTGCAAGTGCGAACAGTGCTGCTGTGAAAGTCGCGGCAAGAATCGCACCTTTTATATTTTCCATACGTCGTTAGTATAACACACTAATAATCTAATAATGCAAGTTGTTGATAACTAGATACCGGGATTCTTGCTTATCCTCGGCTCCTGTTCTTTTTCATTCTTGAGCTTTGCAAGCTCTTTCCATGTTTCTTGGAGCAGTTCAATCGCAATCATTTTAGCCGCGAGTAAATGTACATCTCTATCCTTACTAGGACGAGCGAGGATGTCCTCAAAAACATCTTTTATAGTATCAGCCATTAACGTGTCATTAAGGAATTGCGTCACCTTTTCACGTGTAACGGCGTCGTTCATACTTGAGCAGGCTGTGGCTGTGGACTCATCATCATTGCGGGAGCCGGCGCTTCCTCACCAGTTGAAAGTGGCATGGACATCTTAGGCGCAATCTTCGCAAATGATGCAAAGTCTGATTGAGACATATTACTGAACTCAAGAATGTCGTTGAATGCTTTGGAGAGTCCGGGTATTTGCATTGCTGCCTGAAATCCTTGTGGATTAGCGAATATGAACTGAAAGATAGAGAGAACTTTATCCGAAAGCCCCACTAAGTCCTTCTGTTTCCCTGCAACATTGATACCAATTTTAATTTCCACATTCTTTAACTCTCCTTCAATGGCTTTTAAGAGGTGTTTACTTCCTTTCTTCAAGAAGTCTTCAAGGAATTTCTGCTTGAGCAATTCCTTGTCACGAGCGACAACCCCGTTAAACATATCTTCCGCTTGCTCTCTGTTGGCGTAGTTCTCTGCGAGTTGCTCTGCGACCCACTCAATCTCATCCGTTGTAAAAGTGGCGAGGAATTCTCTACCCTTGTTTATTTCCTTAACCATCTGCGGAATTATCATCTTGCGATATATTTCCTCTACGAACTTGGCACGCTGTCCTCTGCGTTTCTTGTGCGGGCCGCTTCCTTGAGCTACAAGCCTCTCTTGACCTCTGAACGTCGTACCGGATGAAGATTCCTTACCGAGTAGCGGGTCTTGTGCGTCGCCCGCTAACTGCACATGCTCGTACCATTCGTTAATGCTATTAGAGAAAAGTGCGATGTTTGCGGGAGCGGCAGTGGGGATTTGCTTGATAGTCTTTTGGTCTTCTATGACCGTAATCTCAAGCGTTTCCATGTCCGTAATACGATTTTTGTTGGTGTAGTTCGGGTCGTCAGTTACAAGTGGAACTTTAGAGGCCGCCTCAAGCATATTCATCTTCCATATCGTGAGGCAGTTCGTCCACACTTGGTCGTGGAGGATTGATTCACCGACACCCCGCCCTAGAGCACGACCGTGTACTTTCTTTGACGTGTGGAAAAGAAGTGACTCCTCGTCGGTTTCCTCTTTCCTATAAAGTGTTACGCCTTGCCGTTTGCTTTGCTTGTCGTAATAGAAGCCTATAACCTGCACCTGATTGCAGTAATACTCCATGTCGTTGTTATCCTCCAGGTAGTGGTCGGGAAGGTCGCCCTTGATTATGTAAATCTCTATTTGCTTCCCCGGTGTCTTATTCTTTTGCGTATCAGGCATTGAGGCGGGCTTTTTGTCAGCTGATGCCAAGACGCATAAATCTTCTACTGAAATCGTCGCACCATTTGCCTGATCACCCCAACCAGCTTTTCCCATTTTCCGCAACTTACTTGGAGAAAAGAAATGCTTGAAACCTATTGGTGCACCTAAAATATCTGTCTGGTCGCAGAACGCTATCGTGTTCAGCGGGATTACTTCAGGCTTCGGTGTGTTTGTCTTTTGCACAAGAGTGCCACCATAGTCCACATCTGACTCCGTTATCTCGTCGAGCATCGTGTCGAGATTGTGTTGCCGTACATAGACCTCATCGTGGTACTTCTTTACGAAAAACGAGAGTACACGGCCTTTCGCACTCTCGATAAAAAACACCACATCCTTTAGCTCTATGTCTTCTGCCCAATATGCGAGGTTGAGTATCGGCTCCATTATGTTCTTAAAAGCGCGTAGCCAATCATTCTCGCCGGTGTAGAAGATGCCGTTTTTCAAATGGAAGATTAACTGCACATGATCTCTCAGCGACCACTCCCAGTTATCCGCAACACGAACTTTCTCCGTCTGAAAACGGGCTTCCTCTTGCGTTACATATTCGTATATGCTCTGTGGCATACTTTCGGGCTATCGCCCTACAAATTAAATCCCTCTAAACGCATTGCCGAACTCAAACTCACTCTTACTCTCAAGGATCGCTCTCGCTTTGTGCGGTGCAAGAGCTTTAGTGAACTCGTTCGCTCCGTGCTTCACCGTGACGTTCACCAACCGATTCACTCCGGCAGGGAACTCAACACCCGCAAGTAATTCTTTCACCGTGTCTCCTTCCGACTTGTATTCCGACTTCACTTTGAAACCTTCCTTGTCGATGTACGAGAACCATGCGTGGAGTGAGTATGGCTCTTTCTTTGCCGGCTTAGTTTCTGCAACAACAGTCGGGGCGACAACCTCCACGTTCTCTACTGCAACCACTCCTTTCTTTTTTCTTCCCATAACAATGATGTTTAACTACTAAATTCCGCTGAAAAGTATTACCATATTCTTCAGCGCGACTTCTCTGTTCAACCCGACCATGTTGAACAACCTTGAGACTATGTGAGGCATGAGGATTCTTTCTCTTGTTACGCCGTCATGCTCGACCGTGAGTATACCTTTTGCTTTTACGTTCTTAGGTTTGAGATTAGTGATAGCCTCGATGGCAGTGTCGCCTGTTGCGGTACACTTTTGTCCCATCGCTGTGAGTGTGGCTTTATATTTCATGCGCGGCCAAAAAAGATTTGTCTACCTGTATTTGGGTCATTAAAAACTCTTGCGTTCTCCTCAAAGGCTTGAAGGTCGGACTTTGCCGGCTCTCTGCTTTTTCCAGCCATCTGTGCATCTATGCGAGCCGCGACTGCTTTTCTTTCCTTACTACAGTCGGGGCAGTAGTAATCTTCAACGTCATCATCGTGATAAGGTTTCTTGCACGAGGGTTTTATGCAAAGGTGTTGCATGGTTGTATATTATACCATATTTTTTTTGTCAAGTAACCAGGGATGCGCTGTTTGCCACTTGGGGATAAGTTTATAGTTTTCCGTCAGCTCTTCACCACGCTTAATATCTTGTAAAGCAACATCCTTGAAAGCGTCCACATTCGGGGTATCAGAGTGATTTAGAAAGGCGCTGTAGCGGCAATCGGGGTATGCAAAGATACTCCCATTCACGACCTGCGGCCACCTTCCTAGTAGGAAATCCTTCACTTCATTATTTAGTTTATTGAAGTCCGAATAGCGGACATCGTACATAACTGCCATATGGTCAAGATAGAGTTTTTCTCCCTTCTTTATATCCCGTAGTGCATGGACTCCTACGCCTTCTATCTTCGAGGGAGCCACTTTCAGCTTCACCCTCTCATTCAGTTGAGAGATTTGCTCGAACTTTATCTCACTCGTCATACTTGGGAAGTGGGTCGAACTTCGGATCAGTCATCATGTGCATAACTTTTTTCCAAGCATAGTATTGCTTACCAGATGTAAAGCCCAACTTCCTCATAGCCTCTCCATGATTCTTTAGCTTTATCTGACAATGAAGGCATGAAGCCCATGTCTCAAGTTCTCCGTGTGAATGTGTCCCGGCAAGTGTATCGAGCAACGTTCTTTGCACTTTCTCGTAGTTCTTTGGGTCTTTAAGATACTTTGGGAGTCCCTTGAAAAGGGGATTCGGTGTGAACTTATGAAACTTTGAGATGTCGGGCTTTTCTTCCATACTACAAACCCTTGTTTCTTTTCTTTTTCTTTAATTTTGGCGCACCGTGAGGGCAAGATTCATGTCCCTCCCTGCAACAAACCGGCACAATGAAGACGAAGGGTTCCGGCTCCACAAAAGAATCTAGTATCGGGGTTTTCTTGGTTTCTTCATCATTCATATTATATGCCCACGTTTGATTTTTGTCTTGGTAGCTGTGGAAGATTCTGTAAATGCTCACGCCTTCGTATTATAGGCACAAGAGAGTTTATTGCATAGCGTGAGGCATCGAGGCAATGGTCGTTCCCTTCTTGGGGAACGCCCGGCAAGATGTGACCATCCTTATCAGTATCCCACAGATAGTTCCGATACTCTTTGATAAGATTCACGCTCTGTTTTGTAACACTTATCTTTTGGTCTTGCACCGCCTTGATTCCATACTTCACACTATCTTTTCCTTTCACTGCTTCTGTTACATTGAGTCCGTAGCTTTTTAGCTCTGTAATACTCTTTGGCTCTGCGCTGTCTGCGACAACAAGTGCCTTGGGAAGATTCTTCAGTGTGTTCGCCATCTCCCTATTGCTCATTTCGAGCTGACACGCTACTTCATCGAGAATGTAACCACCATTGTAATAATGTACTCCAATTATTGTAGCGGGATCGGGATGATAGCCAAAATCAACACCGTAGCGCTCTAACCTCGCTTCATACGGCACTGAATCTATTATGTTCCAGCCTGTGTATATCCTTCCTTCAACTTCGCCCAACTGTCCCAGCCCGTAAACATTGAACCAACTTGGCCTATTTCTCCTCGACTCTATCGAGGCCACTATTGCAGGGTCAAGCGCTTCATTATCGAGATATGTAAGTGTGATTTCTTCTACATCCTCGCGCTTCCCTTTAACTTCCGTGTAATACCAAAATTCATTCGTCGGATTCCAGTCCAAAAAGATAAACTCTTTCGTTCTCACTTCCAATTCCTCAAAAGCATTAAATGGGATGTTGTTTGCTTCGTTGATAAACAATCGGTCGCGCCTTGCTCCTCTTACTTTCTCCGGCTGATCTACTGAAAAGAACTCTATCTGCGAACCAGTCTCAAACGTGTAAACAGAGTTTGTTTTGTCCCAAAGCCTGTCGTCGAAATATCTATGCTCATTAAGAATCAAAAGAAAATCCCTCATTGCCCCGCGTCTCAAGTGCGGGAACGATTCAGCAACAACACTCGTAACTGTAGGGCTTTTATCTGATTGCGCCAGTGCAATTAGCCACATCAGTATTGAAACGGTTTTAGAGGCCGACGTTCCACCCGGTATCGCCCGAAGCCTCTTATTGAGGCTCTTTATCTTCTTGTACGCTGACGTTTTGCTGTACATCTGGGTCAAGTGGTATTGGTTTCTCCCTGACTACGACGTCGCCAGTGCTGTGAGGGTTTCCTTCTGCCATTTTCCATATTACTTCCTTTGGAAGGCCCGCGAGGAATTTGTATTTATCTTCATCAGGGAGTTTCGCAAGATAATCCT